GAACTACCACAGTCTACTATGACAGAGTGGTACTGGTCAGGTTCACTAGATGCCTTCGCTGACATGTGTAACCTGCGCTGCAAGGATGACACGCAGGCAGAGACCCGTGAGGTAGCAAAGCAGATAGACCACAAGATGATTGAGCTATTCCCGGTGAGTTGGGACGCACTTACGGAGGGTGATGATGCCTAAGCTGTACGACTTAGAACCAATGATAATGGACTGTTGGCATGTATGTGATGATCTACAGGCAGTGTTTAAACAGATAGGTGACGGTGAACGTGACCCTACTCAGGATGAACTGATGAACGCCTTAATAGGTATGCAGCAACTATACCAATGGAAGTTTGAACAGCTCTTCAACAAGTATGAAACCCTTCTGTAATGTTTACCGTAGAATTTGAGCCTGACGCCAGCCTTGTTACTACCATCGATGAACAGGATATGTTCTTTGAGGTTGAGATGGTGATCTCTGATGATGGCAGTGTTCTTCTGACACAGTTTCCAGACGATGGAGACAACCCACAGTTTATCTATATGTCCTATCAACAACTGCTAGATATTACGTGCTCCCTGCGCTCAACAGAGGGTGCGTATTACCTAGAATCACGTACTACAAGAAGATGATTTATAAGGTAATAAAAAGTGTAGCTACTAGGGTAGCGGTAGCATATGGCAGCACAGCATATCAAAACACCAAATTGTGTAATGATTTCAGTCTTTGGTTGCGGGAGTAGGATTTGAACCTACGACCTTCAGGGTAAAAGCCGCGCATAAATTATCAATGAGTTACAACACGCATAAAATGAAAGCCTAATACCTTGTTTACTTACAAAGAACAGCTTGAGATGTTGGATAACATTAGACTGAGAGAGGGTGAAAGTCGCCGTATAGACTGTCCCTTCTGTGGTGGTAACAAGACGTTTGGTATTAAGTATTCTGAAGGAGCTAGGGTGTGGAATTGCTTCAAGGCGAGCTGCGGCATTCGAGGAGCTAAGAAGGTTGGCTATACGCTAAATGGATTAAAGGATCGTCTCGCCGCCGCCACTAAGCAGGACGCAACTCCTGTGGCTACTCTACCTCCAAACCTATCTCCCGCTAGGAACCACAAGGAAGCCATACAGTACCTCGAAGGTGTTAACTCTCTGCAGGCCTACGAGGATGGTTTAATAGATGTAAGGTACAGCCCAGCGCTTCGTAGGGTCATATTCATGTTCCCTTGTGGCACAGCTGGTGTGGGCAGATCTCTCCGCAATGAAAAACCTAAGTGGAAGAACTATGGAAATACATCTGACTTACTTCAGATAGGTTCAGGTAAGGTTGCAGTTGTTGTAGAAGATGCTGCATCAGCTGCGAGTGTAAGTAGGTTCTCTTTTTGTTCGGGTTGCGCATTACTTGGGACCAGTATAAGCTCTCAACAAAGGTCACAACTATTACACTTTACAAAGGTAGTTGTAGCCTTGGATAAAGACGCTAGTAAGAAAGCAATAAAGCTTAAAAGCAAACTGGAAGGTAGAGTAAACACTAAAGTTGTGTTTCTGGAAGATGATTTGAAATGGCTCAACATGGATCAAATACAGACTGTTTTAGGGGAGGACGCCAGCTATGAGGGTAGTTGATCCTAATTTCACGACAAAAAGATCCAAGTATGCTCGGTCTTATCTTTGTTCGTCTACTTGGTTAAAATCTAGAAACTTTGCCTATAAGTGCGATAAATCTGGCCCTAGTAATTTATCACCTACAGGCGGCTTCATGCCCGTCATTTTTTCTATATATTTGATGAATCCACACCTTGGCCCTCCCTACTTTTCAGTTTAAGGGGGCCGTGCAGGTAACAACTGCATTATAAACCACATCTTGGCCCCCCAGCCTTTTCCGTATAGCTGCTAATTATACATCGTCGAAGCTGACCTAGTACCGACGTTAAACACAAGGAAAAGGGGAAGACCATTGAAAGCAAGAGGGCTCATTTTGGTTGATTATGAATTGCCTGGGGGTTTTAAGGAAGCCGCTGAAGAACAAGCTAGATTAGAAGCCGCGATGAAAGAACTAACGCGCGGTAATCCTAGAGTAGTCTATCAGCAATGCGATATTAAGGAGCGCCGGGGGGATGCTCACCCAGACATAACAAAGCTAAAGATAAGAACATCTTAGCTAATTAACCACACACAAAACTAAAAAATAAGCCCTTCATTGATTTGAGGGGCTTTATTTTTGTTCTCACTAATGTAATATTACAACCCTAATACATACCATAGGGGTGAGACATGTTGGACACTAACTTTCTAAAAAGTTTATTATCATATGACTTTTATGAACAAAACAAAGAAAAACTATCGAAGCAGTTATTTGAAGATGATATCCGAGAATTGTACGAGGCTATCACTGAGGCACACGAAAAATATCAGCATAACCTATCTTGCGAAGAACTATTTTCTTTGTGGAAGCTGAACAATCCTGTGGCTACTAAAGCTGACCGCCACAATATGAAAGATTTGGTTGATGACATAGAGGAAGCTTCTGTGATCAGCCCTGACATTGCAAAGGATAGCATTGAGCATCTCTGGAGGCGCAGCGTAGGTAAAAGACTTGCCTCCTACGGCCTGGAGATCTCAGAAGGTAATGACGATGCCTTTAGACAGGCTTTGGAGTTAGTCGAGAGAAACAGCGAAGGCTACATGCCGGATGATCTCGGAGAGCCTACGACACTTAGCATTACCGAAATCCTAGCTGAGGAAGAAGAGGAGGGCTTGCTTGAGTTTAACCTGTCTTCTTTACACAGGAAGATACCAGGTATCACCCGCCGTAAGTTCGGAATCATCTTTGCGACACCTGAGACCGGTAAGACTGCTTTTGTACTTTCTCTAGCTCTTGGGCCTGGAGGTTACATAGATCAGGGTCACAAGGTTCTAATAATCGGTAACGAAGAAAGCACCAAGGACACTATCAAACGGGCTTATGGCACTGCCCTGGGATACACAAAAGAAAGAGTAGCCGAGGACCGTGAGCAAGCTGAGCTGATATTTAAGGCCAAGATGCAGGGTAGCCTGGTCATATACGATGCTCAAGATTGGGATATTGAGAAGGTAGAGGCAGCATTAGCCAAGCATAAACCTGCAGCGGTGTTTATTGACCAGCTCGATAAAATCAGCGTCAGAGGATCATACAACGCCACACATGAGCGTCTGGGTGAGATATACCGTCGAGCCCGTGAGAGTGCTAAGCGTCATAACTGCGTAATCTGGGGCGTCAGCCAGGCGTCTAACGATGCTACAGGTAAGACCCGTGTTACCTACGACATGATGGCAGGGAGCAAGATCTCTAAAGCGGCTGAAGCTGATATCATTATTGGTCTAGGCAAGCACTCAGGCTCCAGTGATGATGCAGAGGAAGATCCTACACGTTTCATCACTGTATCTAAGAACAAGATTAACGGATGGCACAACACGATCATCTGCAATCTACACGGCGAGGTATCTCGCTATGTCGAATAGGGTGTTTGTGGGAGACCTAGAGGTAAAAGTATCAATCATAGACGGTGACATAGATAACAGTCCAAAGAACCCAGACAACTATGCTGTGTCAGCTCACTGGGTGATTATCGAGGATGGAGTTATATCCCCTATCAATCATCTGGTGTGGAACCATAATGATGTTCCAAAAGCTGATGGTCGGAAACCTTTACAAGACGCGCTGGACAGCTGCACTAAAGCTGTATTTCATAATGCCAAGTTCGATGCCTCTTGGCTTATTGATATGGAATTCGATCTACCTCCTGTCGAGTGTACGATGGTCCGGGAGTTTATGTTTGCCCAGGCAAGGCCGTGGGTATTGTCGCTAAAAGCTACAGCCGAGAGAAGAGATGTAACCCGTAAGAAATCCGATTTGGTAGACGAGATGTTCAAGAGTGGTACTGGCTTCGAGGCTATGCCCATTGATACAGTCTTAGAGTACGCGGAAGCTGATGTGATTAGCTGTGCTGAAATATACCTACAGCAAGAGGAAGAGCTTAACTCACCGGAATATGAGGACATGAAGCCATGTTTTGAGTTAGGACAGCTTAACCTAGAGTTTCTCACTCATATGGAAAACAATGGCTGTAAGATTGATCTAGATGTCTTGGAGGAAGTCGAGCAGGAATTTATCGCTGAGCAAGAAGAAATAGGTAGATACCTCAAGGCTACTAACGAGAAACTTATGGGAGACACCCCTATAAATTTGAATTCGGGTATCTGCATGAATAAGGTTTTCTACGGTCGGGTGGTGACTGACAGGGACTTACATCGCCGGATTTTTAACGTAGGTGTAGGGCCAAACGGAAAACCACTTCCTCCAGCCAGGATGCCAAAGAAAACCCAGTTTAATACCGCTGTGCGTACCACTACTATCTTGGTCGAGAAGACACATATACAATGCTGTGGTGCATGTGATGGCAGTGGTAAAATCCAGAAATACAAAGCGAAGTACCGGACTAAGAATAAGGTACAGTACAGAGTACAAGGTGAGCCCTATAAGAACTTATCTCCCTGCCCCGAGTGTAAAGGCCAGGGTGTGTTCTACGTACCAACTGGAGAGAAAGCAGGCTTAAAGCTTGTACCAGAGGGGCCTAGAGATGCCTCTATTCATGGGTTTAAGACGGATAAGGTTACCCTGAAACGCTTGATTGGCCAGGCACAAGCAAAGAAGAACGATCTAGCTGTAGAATATATTACAAAATTCATGCGCTACAACGCAATCAGTACCTATCTGTCTTCTTTTGTCGGCGCGATACGTAAGTGGACTCGATTTGATGGCCTACTACACCCTAACTTCAACCAAACTATCGCTAGGACAGGACGCTTGAGCTCTAGCAAGCCGAATTTCCAAAACTTACCTAAAGGATCTAAGTTCCCGGTACGTAAATGTATAATAAGTAGGTTTGAAGACGGAAAAATTTTGGAGATTGACTATTCGGGAGTTGAATTTCGTGTTGCTGGTGAGTTGAGTAAAGACAGCCAGATTATAGAAGATATCCTCACAGGTAAGGACGTACACAAACAAACTGCGGCTATCATAAACCAGTGTGAGGTATCAGCTGTTACAAAAGATATGCGCCAAGCCGCGAAATCTTATACATTTTCTCCGTTATATGGAGGAATGGGTATGACTGAGCCCGAGCATATACAAGCATACTTCCAGGCCTACTTTGGGATCTACAAAGGTCTAGCCACTTGGCATAAACGTCTAATGGACGGTGTGCTGCAGGATGGCCTAGTTCGCATACCATCTGGCAAGCGGTATATGTTCGAGGATGCTAGGAGATTAGGCAACGGACGTATCACCAATGCCACTGCAGTTGTAAATTACCCTGTGCAAGGCTTCGCTGGGATAATTATGCAGCTGGCCTGTGTTCGTGCTTTGAGAGCCTTTAAGCAGCGCAACCTAAAGTCAAAGATCATACTCACTGTGCACGATAGTTTGGTGGCAGACGTTTTTCCTGGAGAAATCAAACAGGTAAAAGAAGCACTGGCATGGGCGCTGTCTGGGGTACAGGAGGAGATTAAAGAGCGCTTCGATTACGAATTTGTTTTGCCGCTCGATGTTGAGATGGAAATTGGAAAAAACTGGATGGAAATGGAAGAAACTGAATTGACTTAATGTATGTACTAGGGTAACTTCGTAACCCTAACATATGAGGAGTTAATAGGTCCATGAACGATCTAGCAGTAGTAGACCCACGTGAAGAACAACGCCTAAAAGAAAAGATGGGCGTTGTTCCAGAAGCACAGTCTAATGACCGTGTTTGTATGGTAAAAATCAACCTCGATGATGAAGACGAGGCAGGCAATCAGTTACCTAGAGGTACTATGTATCTCCGGGATCATTCTGAAATAGCGTATGCAAAAAACATTAAGATCCGGGTACTCGGTCAACACTATCAATACATCGAGTATGACCCCGAGCTGAATAAGACAGTCTGTAAAACCTTACTAGCCAAAAGCTTTCGTCAAGAGTTTCTAGATACACGCGGCACATCCAAATGTGGCATGACAAAGCCCAAGAGTAAGATGGAGCAGTACGAAAAGGAGCGGTTTAAGAACGTAACCTGCTTCCGACAGCTGCGTATACTTACATCCTACGAAGGGGTGGATGCATCAGGCAAGTCTGTAAAAATTGAGAACCAACCAGCTATTATGCTTCTCAAAGGTTCTAACTTCATGCCGTTCGAAGATGAAGTAGTTAAGAAGCTACCTAAAGGTGCATCTGTATGGGATTTCTGGATCGACGTAAGCCTTGAACGCAAGAAGAATGGGTCTGTGACCTACTATGTCATGCACTATGATTTTGATGCATCGTCTGTAGCACCCTTCGATATTCAGACAGCGGAGACAGTTCGCACCTTTGCTGAAATGGTTGATTCTGAAAACGCTAAGATTTTAGAGTCACACAAGACTGCGATAACAGAAAGGTCTGCTGGAGAGTACGTTGTTCCAGAATATGACAACCTAGAAGCCGACTTTGAGTAGGTCGGTTATGGAACTGTCCGTAATAGAAGCCGAGCTAAAAAGCTTACTGGATAACATATCCAACGGTAAGCCTGTGAGCTTCACAGATCAGATGATCGAAGAGCTAGGCGAGCAGGTTAAACAATCTGTTCGCAAACAGCTTACACCTAGAGATCCAGAGTTTCGGGTCCGGGCTTCTAATGTTGGTAGAAATCTCTGTGTACTACAGAAACAGAAGGAAGGTGCTGACGCTGAACCAATGCCATACAACCATGTTGTACGGATGCTCATTGGAGACTGCGTAGAGGCTATTGTACGGTTGCTATTGGATATGACGAGTGTCCAGGTAACAAGCGATGGAGACAAGGTAGAACTAGACGTTTCTGGTGTGTCTATCAAAGGCGAGTCTGACATAGACATTGATGGTAAAGTCTATGACATCAAGAGCTGCAGTCCGTTTGCTTTTAAGAACAAGTGGTCATTAGGCTACTCAGGCTTAAAGGAAGACGATGGCTTTGGCTATGTCGGACAGATGTATCTGTACGCAGATGCTCAGAAGAAAGAGCCGGGGGGCTGGATCGTTGTTGATAAATCATCTGGTGAGATCTCTGTAGTTGAAGTTGAGGATAATCCAGCTGAGGCAGATGATGTAAGGCAAGACCGAAAATACAAGGTGGAGGCTCTCGATACCAATCAGCCCTTCCGCCGAGGTTTTGAGCTCCAAGACGAATACTTTCGACGTAAGGCTACCGGAGACAAGGTTCTGCATAAGAACTGCGGCTTCTGCAGCTTTAAGAAGTCTTGCTGGCCAACCGTCACACGCCGCCCATCTAAGATGTCTAATCCAGAGGCTAAGAGCCCAACCTTTAAGTGGTTCGTAGACTAGGATGCCTATCAAAACTTCCAGCGCGAAGAACAAAGGCCGCAAGCTCCAACAGTGGACCCGAGATCGGATCTTGGAGCTTGTTCCTACACTCGAACCTGACGATGTGAAGAGCACAAGTATGGGAGCTGGAGGAGAAGATGTGCAACTCAGCCCAGCGGCCCGTAAGAGTGTTCCCCTCACGATAGAATGTAAGGCCCGTAAGGGTATTGCTGTCTATGGCTTCTATGACCAGGCGATTGAAAATGCGCCTACCGGAATGGAGCCCGTTGTTATCCTTAAAGCAGATAGAAAAAAGCCTCTGGCCTTGGTCGATGCTGAATATTTCTTGAAGAAAGTTACAGGCAAATGAAAGAAAACGAATTAGACGAAAACACAATGATGTTAAGGTTCATCTGCGATCCAGACGGAGCTATGTCAGTACAGGCCGGTTATCACTTTAGCGATGATATGCCTGATGATGTTAGAGGAGGTTTTTCTGTCCTCTTACGGGGTATAATGGCCATTATGGAAGTTGATCCCGAGGCATTACTAAAAGCCTCTCAATATGCCGAGTATGGTGCGGATCTAGATCGCCACGAAAGCGCGCAAGAAGAAGCTACGGGGCCTAAGCTTTCCGTTGTAGATTTTAAGGGGCGTGTACAATGAGCGCTGCTGTAAATATTTCTGCGTCAGATAGGATAAAAATTTCATCTGATGGCCTGTCTACATCGTATTACAAGATACCTTCCCACGCCAATGAACTACGTCACTTGATTAGCCATAAAGGCATGAGCAAGAGCCGTGGAGATATCTTTAAGGCATGTTATCGGCTGGGCGAGAAAGACGGGACTGACACCCTGTACGATCTCAACAAAATGAAGTTTTTCATCGAAGATCTGATTGAAATGCATAAGCGGGGGGAACACCTATGACCCCTGGCTATGAGTATTTTGATGAAGGATCTGAAGCTTTACGTGATCCTAATACGTACCTTGGAAAAAGCCCTTTGGACATGGTTCGGCATTTTTCCAGAACATATCAACAGTCAATGGGACATCCCTGGTCGAAAGGTAGTCTGAAAGATTGTCTGCGTACCGTGTTGATCAAGGAAGAATACGCAGAGGTTCTTGAAGCCACAGAAGCTGATGAAATCCTTAAGGAATTGGCAGATCTAGTTTACGTTGTGTACGGATTTGCTGCGACTTTCGGATGGGATTTGGACGAGGCTGTGCGCCGAGTTCACGCATCTAACATGTCTAAATTAGGGGATGATGGACAACCAATATATCGCGAGGACGGGAAGGTTTTAAAGGGGCCAAATTACGAACCACCTAACCTAAAGGACTTAGTAGCATGAAGAGTATTGAACAAGAAATCATCCGTTGGTTTGAAGCTGAAGATGGGATCTGGGTAGTGGATTCTGCCAAGACAGTCGAAGGCATACTCCTG